GAAATTAACCTTAGAACCCGTACTTGATGCGTAAACCGTAGTCCTGGCTAAAGTTCCTGCGCCAACTGTACCTAGACCTACTTCCCATTCAGTATCGTCAACAATAGCGTAATAGGTTGTATTAGTGTTACCAATAGCAGATGAAAAGGTTTGAAAGCCTGCTACTGCACCGTCTAAGGTAAATGTGCCAGTACCGCTAGAATTACTAGTTTCTAATACTCTGTCTTTTAGGACTAAAGCCATTATTGAACTCCGATTATTTTACCGTCTTGGCCTCTAATTACTGTCTTAGGTCTGTTGTGCTGGGCATTAATTGAATCAACTAAGGCGGTTATAGCTTGAGCCATTTGTTGGTTTCCATCGCCAATAGCATTTGCAATAGGCTGTAATGGGTGTTCTTGCGACTTAACAAATTCTTCTTCTGTTAGGTAGGCTTGTTCACCATCATCGTTTCCTGAACCAATACGAGCAACTTCTATCTTTGCGCCATTGTTAATGTGAGCTAACATAACTTGAGTATTTCTCTCAGTCATCATCTTCATTTGGGCAACTTTTAGTTCCATTTCTCTATCGGATTGATTGCGCTGTTCTTCTAATTGGAATTTCAGTTGATTCTCTTGAGCCTGATACTCTTGTTTAGCTTTCTCTAGCTGCATTTGATTAGCCATCTTCTGCTGTTCCATTTGAGCTTCCATTTGGATTTTTTGGGCTTCGGCTTGGGCTTTAGCGGCATCAGACTGTTGATTAGCTTGTAACTTAGCTTGCTCAATCTGCATCTGCATCTGGGCTTTTTGCATCTCAGGCGTTGGAGGTTTAGGTTGGCCTTCCTGTGCTTTAGCTTGTTCTCTAAACTTATCAGCAGTTTCGTCAATCATGCCTTCCATCTGTTTGCCAGCTTTAAAGGCCGTAACACCAAACTTGAGCATTTCCATAAGGAGAGGTGTCAGTTCAGGTGCAGTCTGACCTACTGGTAAAGCAGTCTGTATAAAGCTACTGACTGCGGTCAAGAAAGCTATTCTGTCAGCTTTTTCTTGTTCTTCATCCTGATAAATCATGGAATCAGAGGTGACTTCAATCCTAAAGTTCTTGCTAGCTTCGTCTTTTAAGAGTTGTAATGCCTGGGGGATGTATTGTTTATCAGCATCAGACAGTTGCATTGCACCACTAATCTTGACGATTGTTTCGTCTGTAAAGTGATTACAGATAATTTGCGCCTTGATTCTAAGTAACTCGGTAGCAAAGTCCACTACATTGTGCTGCATTGTCTTTAAGCGGCCAGAGGCGTTATTAGACTTAATAATCTGTGCGCCAAGGGTTTCATTGGGGTCTGACTGTCCACGCTGGATGTCAGCAATACCCATGATTTCGTAGATTTGATTCTTGACTTGGTCCATTGCCTGATAAGCAGCTACTAAAGCAGTAGCAAATGGGGTAATGTCTACAAGGTCAATAGCGCCTCTCATACCTTGTTTCTCGGCAAATGCTTGCCAGTTCTTAACAGGAATTAAGGTATTGTTTTCGCCTTCAGAGAACAAACGGCTTAACTCACTAGAACTAGCATCATAGACTCCACGCACTTTAAGGGCGTTAATCAATCCATCAATACGGTCAGCCAAAGTATCAAGCTCTCTGGCTTGGTCTTGGTACATCGTAAAGTCAGGAATTGGGTCAAGGCTATCAGTCGTGATAGTCGAATAGAGTGGTTTTGGGCAAGGCCAGAAGTTTTCTAACTGAAGTGGGTCATCTCGCTCATCAAGGATTTTGCCTAATGACTTAGAAATCCACAGAACTTTACCTGTTTCTTTATCCCAGATTTCATAGACTATGGCCTGTGATGCGCCTTCACCCATCTTATCGTTGTAGGTTCTAGAGGTGTCAGGCTTTGTATCCAATGGGATACGGTAGCCTAAATCTTCGCCAAAACGCTCAACTAATGCTGGGCGATTCATATAGACCTTACGCCATACTGCGGTTACTTCTTCCCAAGTCCTAGCTACTGTATGACCAAAATCACGCCAATGCACATAATCCACAGGAGCGCACTCGTACTCAATGCGTTCAGGGGCTTCGGCAGCTTCACCGCCTGGCGTTTCTGCTTCATCCGTATCCTCTGTAATCTGGTAACCATCGTCAGGTTCTCCCTCGGCTTCAAAATGTGGCTCATAGCGTACCCACGCAGTCCCTCTACCGCCTAATAGTCTATCCAATACTGAGTTAGACATAGCAGCTTTATAGTCGCTGTAATGCTCTAATTCGAACTCCAAGGCACGCTCAAGCATCATTGAAGCTACTCGACCTATGGGGTCATTATCTCTAAATCTGCGGCTTACATCAGGTCTAGGAAGTCTAGCAAAGATAGCTGGGGTAATCGTTTGGACATTAGACCAAAGGATATTAAAGCGAGCATTTGGGTTGTTTTGGTAACGGGTATCGTCTTTATAACGCTTGACAATCTTTTCTGCTCGATTCTGCCAATTCTTATATGTTCGCTCATAGGACAATATGCGGTTATACCAGTCCTCGTAAGAGTGAGCTACTTCGCCTAGTTCTTCTGCCATTAAATTCTCCCGCCCGTAGTCCTTTGTTTATGCTTCCAAAGGTCATTAAGGCTAACATCTGTTTGACCGACAAATAAGCCCTTAATCGAGTCATCTTTCGAGGCAACTTTTTCTTCTTCCCGCCAGGCAATACTCAAATACCTAAAAGCATCGGCAGAGTGACTTGTCCAGTCGTGCCTAGGTCTATCCCTAAACACTTTCTTATCCTCGTCATACTCTCGCTGATATTGCCTTAAACACTCTATGCCTTCCATACACTTTTCACCATCAAACCAAGCTCTTTGTAATGCCATGCGACTAGCCTGAATTCCGTCTTGAAGTGACAAATTTGGCACAATTTTCATAGATTCTAATGGAATTTTAGCAGAAAGTTGCTCAATTATCGACTTTCCACCAGAACTTAATGTTTTAGCTCTAGCGTCATGGGGCAACCAATGTATCCCATAATCGTAATCTTTAGACTGTATTAGCCCTGTATAAAAAGGGACTGACTGACCATTACTTGAATGATGTTCTAAGACTCTTATCTCGCCATGGATGACTTGATACCACCAGATTGAGGTGCTATCTGTATAGCCTAAGTCCCAGGCTGTATTTACTTTATACATACAATCGTACGCAACTTGCGTAATACGCCCTTGGTCTGTAAGTAAACGCATCTCTTTACCGTAGTACGCACCAACAATAGCGCTTTCAAAGTCACATTCAAACTCTTGAAGGTATTGGTCTTGGGTCATTGACTTGGCTGCGTCTGCAAGCTCTGACTCAGGGATTAAGCCAGTAACACTAGCCCTTAAAGTCTTTACATACCAGTCATCTTTGTTTACGGCTGCGCTATACAATTCCCAGAACCCATTGTGGCCCTTAGGCGTACCAATAAATACTGCCCATCCTAGTCTGTCTGAGAGTAGCGGCCTAATAATCTCGCCCCATATCCTTGGGCGCATATCAGCGTATTCATCGAGAACGATACCGTCAAGGTACAAACCACGCAAGGCATCAGGATTATCAGCACCAAAGAGTCTAATCCTTGCCCCGTTAACGAGTTCGACCCATAGTTCAGATTGATTAGCCTTTGCAAGGACTGGTTGAGAGTACCTCTGTAGATAGTCCCAAGCAATGTTTTTGGCCTGACTGTAATACGGTGCGACATAGGCGTATCTGCCATCTTCTTTACCTTCAGAGATTGCTCGGTAGATTAAGTCTAGGATACAGCCTAGTGTCTTACCACAGCGTCTATGAGCAACTATAACAGCCCAGCGCTCAGTTCTATCGTGGAAATCCTCAAATACTGACCTAGGGCAGTAGTCTAGTTCGACTTCTAGGACTTCTTCCAACTTACTATCATCTTTAATGGTGCGGTTTCATCACTAGCAAGAGTCGTAGGTAATACTTTACCGATTAGACTTAAGAAAGCATTAGGATTCTCTTGGGCTTGTAAGGCTAAATAAGCCTCACCACCAGCCGTATCTAATGCGTTGAGTATCATCTGTCTAAGAGTGGCATTGCCCTTGTCTAGAGCGCCTTTAGGTCTACCAGCGCCTGTTCTAGCGCCACCTTTTGAATTTTTTGATTGTTTTTCAGTCATATATTGTCAAGTAATTGATATATAAGGCTTTTATTATATCATGCTATGTCTGGGTCATGGTACTTGTTCATTGCTTTAGCCAGCGCTTCTTTTCTACGCATACGCTTTTGTTCGTTGTTCTCTAAAGTTGAGGTTTTATGCTCTCGTAATAAAGCATCTTTTTCTTTAAATTTGCGGTTGTTTTTCATTTTGGGTACGCTTCTTTGTTGTTTAGTTGTATTTGTTTAAATATAGTGTCAATATTATTCTTTACTACTGATTCATACAAACCATTAGGTTTTTCTCTATAGAGTAAGTGTGCTTTGGGGATTCTTTTACCCCAATGTCCTCTTAATCCTGCCGCTATCCAAAAATCCCAATCTTCGCATCCTTTTACATTATCCCTGAATCCACCGATTTCATCAAATACTTCGGCTAACATAACCGTACAGTAGTTAAGTTGGTTTCCATAGATTAACTTACCGTAGTTGTATTCGGCAGCCGTTACATACCCACTCTCTGTTCCGATTAAGTCTGAATAAACTAACGAATAGCCTTGTTTTAGTTGTTCTATTGCTTCGGCAATATATTGGGGTTTAAACTCATCGTCAGCGTCTAGAAATACAATTACATCGCCAGTAGCATACTTTCTGCCATAATTTCTTGAAAGTGCGGGCTGCCCAAATCCTGTGGTTTTAACCGATTTAACATCTAGGGTCTGGATATATTCCCATGAACCATCGGTGCTGTTGTCATCTACTACGATAATTTCACATGGGTAAGTCTGGGCTTTTACTGATTCTATTGCTTTACCTACATAGTCTAGGTAGTTGTAATTAGTAATAATTACTGAAACTTTGTATTCATGGGGGATTTTTTTAGTTTTCATGTCGGCATATTGGGTGTTTTTAACCCAAAAGGCAGGCTTGTATTCTGCCCTGGCATCTACCATTGGGGGTGCTTTTGTATTTGGCAGGCGCAGTTGCGTTAATTCATCTACTCCGTACTGGTTTACATATTTAGAGTCCAGCCCATCGCACTCCATGGCATTTTGACATTTTGAACACATTTCAGGGAATACTTTGTCTTGTCTAGCGCCAATGATAGGAATAGTCTTAATTTTGCTTTCAAGGCTATGCGCTAAAAAAGCATCTTGGGTTTGCCCTTTGGTGATTTTCCATTGGGCGCTGCTTTCCGTAATCGAAAATTGATTATGACTTTCTGAGTTCATCCACTCATAAGGGTCGTATCTAACTCCCACTACGCCAACTAAGTTCTTAGCGTTAGTCGTACATAAAGGCATATATCTGACATTTACCCCTATTTGATTTGATTCTAATATTTCAGTTGCTTCATTAAGATACTTTTGCGCTTCGGTGAATTTTGCCTGCTTACCAAAGACTCGACTGTCTGTATTCCATTCATAGTA